TGTGACTTCTTTTCCTAAAAAAATCTGATTTTGTAAATTTTCGGTAATTTTTGGCGCGGCGTTCATTGCTTGGTTGCGGGCTTGTTGTCTTGCGCTTGTCTTTAGGTTCACATAACGTGCCCCCCTTGAACTATTGCAGTGTGCACAACTACTAACTAAGTTGCTTAATGAGTCGTCACCGCCTGCGTCATGTTCGAGTATGTGGTCGGCTTGGAATGTTTTGTCCCAGGGTTTACCGCACCAGTGGCAGTCTGGGTGGCCTTCCATTAGGGCTGCTCTGTTGGCTCTGTATTGGGGGGTTATTTTTCTGTTGCCTGCCATGTGTGTGTGTCCTTGTCGGTGGTCTGTTTGTGATGCTACTAGCGCCCTTGCTTCGCTGCGGTTGCTTTCGTGTGTGTGCTGGTCTCGGGTGTTTGTGCCCCCCACATTTCACAGCTGTTCGCTGTTGGCTGCCGGACTGTTTAGGGTGGACACCAATCGCCTTTTATGTAGTTAGGGAACTCTGCACTGGCGACTTACCCCAACAACCTTTCACGTAAGTCATCTCGGGTGGTTGGGCGCGCCAGCTCTACCCACGTTCCCGTGCTTTATACCAACAGAGTGCAATCCCCTATGTGGCCTTGGTTGTATTCAGTTGTAAATCATGCTGGCGGGAAAATAGCGGGAGGACTCCTCACCCATTTTTTATGCGGTAAACCCTTTAATCCATTGGACTCATGCTTCGTGGAACCAGCTTGTGTTTAATTCTTTCTTATGCCTTGGATAATGGCAATGCCTAGCGACAGTAGCAGGACATACCAAGCCATAATCAGCATGATGCCAACCTGTGCTCAATCTCCTGTAGTTGGTCGGGTCGCCATATGTAGCACTCTGCGTGTGGGTTTAGTATCTCGAGCCAATGTTCTTGTGCCGGTGAAGTTCTGCCCTTGGCGCTTTTAAGCTCAGCGAAAATTAATCCTTTGACTCTGTGGCACAACACGAGGTCAGGAAAGCCCACAGCGCCTGAGGTCAGCCAACGGCCTTTAGCGGTCTGTGTAGGGCTGGCATGATGACAGTCCCAGCCATGAATATACGCCAGCGCTTTTACTTGCTGCATAAAAGACGCCTCAGAGATGGGTTTCATTTTTTGTCTTTTCCCAGCATGAACCCGCACATGAAAACAGCTGAAAGCATAATAATAAGACTGAATAGGTCAAGCATTTAGAACGGTTCCTCTGGGGTGTCATATACCGGCATTTCAACATCGCCATTCTTGAGCGCGTCAATTGCTTTAGATACTTCAAATTTGGTCATGGTGCCAATGTTGTGCGGAGGCAATTTCCCTGCCTTTTTCAGTTCGGCTTTGTAAAGCCATAACTGCTTTTCACTAGGCAAGTTAGAGGGCTGTGTAATCGTGGTATCTCCGCGAACGACCTTTTGCATTTCTTCACGGCTCGGTTTCTTAGTCCAATCCGCGCCTAGATATCCAGCAGCTGCTAAAGCTCGGCCTTGGCTCGACGTACAGCAGTTCTCAATCCGACTCGTGGCGTTCACTCCGCGGTCAGCAATTAGTTCTTCTGCGTAGTCCACAGTGGTTGCCTGGGCATCGTTTTTGTCTAGCCACAATGTAGTTTTGATGACGCATCTAACGCCATCGTCAAATACCAGTTCTGAATGGATAGCGCCATTCGGGTGGTCAATCCAGAAGGCTTTTATGCGCTCTGAAACGGGGGTGTATTCCTCGAGATTAAATGCCACGGGCGTACTCATTTGTTATGCGGTTTAACTCTGCCTCAATGCGCTGCAAAGCCTCTTTGAGCATTCTTATTTCTTGCTCTTTGGCGTAAATCATGTCTGCCACGTCATCATTGTGGGTGTAGTCACTCATCTTCTGCCAACTTAACTGTGCTCAAATAGTTAAAACCTTTAGATGGGCCACTGGTGTTAAGTGATGGGTGCCAAGAATCGCGGATTGTCTCAGCGATATTGGGCAATGCGTGAAGCGCGCCTACAGCTTCTAACACCAGGCTTGATTCTTTGAATCGAAGCTCAAGCGCCAGATTATGGCTGAGGTTAGTTAGTTTGGCGATTAGTTCACCTGTTGATGTTTCCATTGTTTTTCCTTTGTTATTTTCCTGATGTTGCTCGCCAGTGACCGAGGCCACCGTTCTTGTATAGGTAGCCAGCCACCTTGACATTGCATTCAGCATTGAGCAGTGCCTTGACTACATCCTGTTTCTTACAGACAGCCCGTGTCACAGTAGCCCACGACCCTTGAATCTGTAGCAGTCCCACATCCGGGCGACCCGTGGACTTGCGTACTGGGGATAGTGCGCGCTCGGTGCAGCGGGATTCGCGGTAAGCAATTTTGGACATGACCGGCACAACTTTGGCGGGGAAGTGCCGAGCCAATAGGCGTTCCCATTGTGGGCATGAGTTAGCAGCTGCACTTGCATGAGCTGGGGTGGATAGGGCGAGGATAAGCGATAGTGCCATGAGTTTCTTAATCAACTCTCTCAACTTCTGTAGGCGGCCCCCATAAGTGCCAAGACTCTGCACGTTGGCAGACTTGGGAATACTCAATCAGGCCTGTGGACAAGTCGGTAAAGACCTGCACCATGGTTTTCTTATCTTTAGACCTTAGAACGATATAGCCCCATGTGGGAATCATCATTTGTTCCAGTAGCGGTTGGCGAGCTTGAAATATGCCCAGGAGAGGCACCAGCCGAATAGCACTGCTATGACCATTTGCTCGTGTGTGTAGGTCATTTGTCGTACCATTCGCTAGTCATAAGTTCCTGTACTTGGTTAGGCATGAGAACAAAGCCTCGAGAGGGATTATCTGAGTTTTTAGCAAAATCCCGCTTTTGTAGCAGGTCGCGGTTCATGCGTAGATACTTTTTAAGCCGTGGTACTGATACTAAAGTGAAGGCACCAGGGGCGAAACGGTAAGCCCACCATTCTGCTGTGGTCACGTTAATGCCAGAGTCCTGCCAGCCACGCCCTGCGGGGTTCTGCTGGGTTTCAACGGCCATGTTGCCATTGCGATACCTGTCTGATTTGACTTCAATCTGAGCGCCTTGTACAGCGTCAAAGAATTCGATTAGCTCGGCTTCGCCAGCTTTGCCGTAGGCCATGTCCACTGTGAAGTCGAAGGCGGGTTCGTATCCATTAGTAAGTTTTGTCATCTTGCTCTCCATTCTCTGTGCCATTGGGCATGGGCTTTTTTGCATTTAACGCAAGGTGTCTCGCCGTGTCTTAGGTGACGTTTATAAGCTGAGCGTGTGCCACATTGGGCCGTTATTGGCTTGACCATTACTTGGATTCAAGCTTGTTAGCAACTGAGTTAGCAGCGTTAGCAACTACGCGCAAGCATTCTATTTGTTGCTCTAAGTCATCGCTGTACTTGGCGCACTGCAGGAGTTCTCTCATTGAGCGAATTGCAAGGTCAAATTGTGTTTTGTTAATTGTGTTTGTTTCCATACAGACACAATAACCACATGTAACCACAAACGCAAGTCAATTTAAAGATTTCTTTTTAGAAGTCGGTGATGAGCCCCCCAATGGAAACAAAGAGGCCCACCACCTAGCCCCAGCACCGCTCAAACAGTGTCTGGGAATCCTTTACGGCTTAGGCAGTGCGCGCCATGCTTTTTCAAATTCTTCCGCGCTGTCCCATTCGTTAGAGATTTCTGCGTGTAGCCAAGCCCCACCTGGTGTTCCGGCATTGTCTTTGGAATTAAACAGCTTGACGCCTTTTTGCCCTGGGCCACGACTGCAGCGATATCCACGACCCCAGGCGGTTTTGTCTGTTTCGGGCTGTGCAGGGTTGCGAAAACTGTAGTCATGCAGCTCGGCCAGCAGGAGAATTTCTGAGTTTTCCACTAGCCATGTCCATGCCTCTTTGGCTTTGGCTCTGCCCTCTCGAGTAGGTGGAAAGCCCATATCGACGGCATAGCCACTTGCGTGAACACTCAGGTTTTTAGACCCGCGCATTGGGCGATTGACGTACATACCAAGGTTAGTAAAGCCCCAGCGTTTATTGCACAGCTCGTAGAGTTTCTTAGTGATAGGTGACGTGGCTTTACCGTCCCACGAAGGGTAGAAGGGATATTTGCGAGCGGTCATTCTTCAATTTCCTTAGGTGGATTCTTCAAACCATTACCAGCTACGAGGCCCACCAAAGCCCCAGCGAGGGTGGAAAGTACATAAGTCAAAATGCTGACCATTTCTTGGTCTAACTCACTTGCCTCGACTGGTTGCACTACAAACAAAACGCCGTAAATCATCGCCAATACTGAGACAACAAGTACGAACGACAGAGTGATTGCTACGACAAACACTAGGCGTGCTTTTATTTCTTCATTGCTTAAACGCTTTTCTAGTTTCATGGGCATTTGCTTTCTAGGAATGAGGTGGCTTTTGTTGTGTCACAGTTGTGGCGTTCACGGTCTGCACAAGCGGTGAGCGACCCCAAAAACACCAATAGAATTAGGCTTTTACGCATTATGCAGGCCCAATGTCCTCGACTAATAAATACGCTGGTTGTGTTGCACCACGATTTAGAACAGGACTTCCACTTGTAGAACTGCTGGTGGCTTGTGCTGTAAGTGTTATTGAGCCAGCAGTAAAAGTACTAACGGCGACCATTTCAATTACGCCAAACTTTGCCAGTGCAGCAGTCTGCCCCAAAAATGCTTGGTTCAATATAGTTGCGCCATTTTTGACAACGGTTTGCACATATTGCGCTGCGACATTAGAAGTCAATGCCTGTGGTTCGTAATAAGTGACCTTGTAATAACGGTTAGCAACGGCTGTAAAAGTTACTGTAAATGTCGTTGCAAGCGAAGTCGTTAATGAAAAGTTTGCTGTTGAAGATGAAAATGCCATGACTCCACGAGGGAACTGGTTTTGCTGGGTAGCCGTCAGAATCTGACCACTAGTGAAGTCTGTGTTTGGTGATATTGCCATGTTGTGTCTCCTTTAGAAACTTAAAAGATTAGATGTGGAAAGAGTACCGAAAATGGCATCGTTAAGGGTGAAATAGGCGTTGCCGTCTGTGGACTCGTAAACAAACGACACAATATGGCTGCCGGGTGTGATGTTGTGGCTGATGCCAGACACAATAAGCGTCTGTGTTTCAGTCGATGGGGTTCCTACTACAAAGTTTTTAACAACACTGCAAATGCTGGTCATGTCAAGCCCAAAAATAATGTTTTGGTCAGTGGCCGATAGGGCTGACATTTCGGTAGATAGCCCTGTGAACCTAAGCACTGGGTTTTTGTATTTGCCCAGAAGATAGTTACCCAAACCAGCCACCTCGGCCACAGTGCTGTTGAGCAGATTGGTTAGCGAGTATTGTTGCGCCTGATATAGCGCAATGCTGTTGGCGTCACTAGTCGTTTGTAGTGCGCCGGCGTCGGATTTTGTCGTTATAAAATTATACAAAAGCTCGTCGCCAAACTGATTGACGAGACTCTGGTACCTGATACCTGTGCCGTCAGTATTAAACGTAGCGCCAGCTACTGGGTTGAGAACGCTTGACCTACCTTTAAAAGTGAGGGTGCCGTTGGCGCTCATGAACAGATAGCCCTGCTCACTGGTGTTAATCAGCTGCAAATAGTTAAGGCAGTTTTCGTCCTGGGCAATATTAAAAGCACCAAGGGTAGAACTGCCTGTGTCAATGGCTCGAGCGCCTTGGTAGTTAATCTCTGGCAAATCAAGCACAGTGTTGATGCGCGCACCTGTGGCCTGCACTGTTGTCGCTACGGCGTTGAGTTGCTGGTTAGCGAGCACTGTGAACTGGTCAGAGCATGACGCGTACATCATGTCTTGGTTAGCAATGTCGTAGTCAAGATTCCAGTCAGTAATTAAACCTGTGTAAATGGGTATGCCATTAGCGAGTATTTGCACTGGGCATCTAGGCAACACAAACGGATAGTAAGGGCTTGACGTATTGCTTGGGTTAAGTATTTGGCTTTCGTTGTAAAAAGCAATACTGGCTGTGCCGGCGTTAAATTGGTCTAACTGGCGTGAGCGTCCACGGTTAATGTTCACAGATTGAACAAGGCTGGTCAAATCTACAAAGGTGAGACCGCCTAACGTGCCGCGGCCTGCAGTGTCAAGGACACCATAAAAAGCATCGTCAAGCATGAACGGCGTACCAAAGCCAGTGGTGGATTGAAAGCCCACCAGCACTTGCATTGTAGGAACACTCATGCGGGCGCAAAAACCGTTCCACTGCGGCGCTGGGCCTTCTGAATCGCGGCGATTATTTCCATTCCGATTTGGTCGGGAGTGCTAACAAGTCCAGCGTTCACTGTGATGTTCATACCGCCACCCATGCCAAATTCGCCCATGCGGCTTAACGGGATGACAGCCTCAGGG